ATAATTTAGGGCTAATTCATGGTCATGGTAAATTATATGGAGCAATTAATGGCATCGCTTCAAATTCTGCTTACTTAAGAGATAAAGCTAGTTCTTCTTTAAGAGGTGTGATTAATGGTGTTGCTTCTAACTCAGCTTCATTAAAAGGTAGAGGTAAGTTATATGGTGTGATTAATGGTGTTGCTACTTTATCTGCCAGCTTTAAGTCATTAAGGGGAGTAATAAATGGTGTTGGTTCTAATAACGCCGTCCTTCATGCCCACGGGAAATTATATGGAACTATAAATGGAATTGGATCAGATGCTGGGAATTTACTTGCTGATGGTAAATTATATGGGGGCTCTACAGGAGTAGGTTCTAATGCAGGGATAATACATGGGCATGGTAAATTATATGGGAGTTTAACTGGAGTGGCTTTACTTGGTGGAGTATTAGGAGGAAAAGCAGATTGTAATGGTATTATATTAACTTATTCTCAGGTAGTTGGTAATTGTACAGACAAACCAATACCAGGGCAAGCCAAAGGAGTTATTAATGGGGTGGGTAGCACTTCTGCTATGATGCAAAAATATTATGCAGAAGTGGGGGAAATACTTGATGGAATAAGTTTGATAACACTTCTTCTTGATCAGAATAGCACTATAAAAAATGTTCTTGATGAGGACAGTATAATAAAGGAACGTATTGAAGAAACCAGTTTAATACTATAATCATGGGAAGCATATTTACAAATCAAACCTATTTAAGAATTAGGTTGACAGCTGGAGTGGATATCACAGGTTCCACAAAAAGGGAAATTCATTATACTAAACCAGATGGTACTACCACTGGGGTATTGACTGCTACTGTAGAAGATATGGTACAAGGTATTATCTTTTATGATCTTCCTCCTGCAAGTACATTATTAGATGTGGCAGGTAATTGGAAGTTTCATGCCTATATTGAGTTTGCTGATGGCAGAGTTGCCAGAGGAGAAACTTGGAAAGAAAAGATTTATTTGGATACAGTATAATATTAAAGATATGGAACGTACAAAATTCAAAGGGAATAACCCTACTCCTGAGCAATTACACGCATTATCCAGTCAGTTAGTGAGTAGGATGAATTTGGCATTAAGTTTAGGAATGTCTTATAATGGCGATAGAGATATATATCAAGCATTAGGATATCCTTTACAACTTAAATTTGACGATTATGCTGCAAGATATTTTCGTCAAGACATAGCCAAAGCGATAATAGATCGTCCTGTAAAAGCAACCTGGCAAGGTCCTTTAGAACTTGTAGAATCTGATATATCTGCAGATACTGTTTTTGAAGATACCTGGGAAGAATTGAATAGGACATTGGGTATAAAATCTCGATTGGCGAGATTAGATCGTTTAACGAGTATTGGAAGATATGGGGTGTTGTTGCTTGGATTGAATGATGTAAAAAATAAGAGTACTTTTATTAACCCGGTGGCACCAAGTGCAAACAAACTCTTATATATCAAACCTTTTGGAGAAAAAAGTGCTCAAATAAAAACTTGGATAACTAATCCTAAAGATCCTCGATTTGGAAAACCAGAATTGTATTGTATAGAAATTGCAGATATAGCCAGCGGATCAAGTTCTTTTGTGGATGTACATTATACCAGGGTATTGCATATAATACAAGATCCTCTTGAGTCTGATGTTTATGGAACACCTGTACTTGAATCTGTATTTAATAGGCTTATGGATTTGGAAAAGATTGTAGGAGGTGATGCAGAGATGTTTTGGAGGGGTGCTCGTCCTGGTTTTGAAGGAAAGGTAGATCCTGAGTATCAGATGACTGCACAAATGAAAGAGGATTTAAAAGATCAAATTTCTGAATATGAAAATAATTTACGTAGGATATTAATAAATGAAGGAGTTGAGTTAAATGCTTTGGCACAACAGATAGCTGATCCCACCACGCACGTGGATGCCTCATTAACCATGATATCTGCAGTTACAGGTATTCCAAAAAGAGTATTAAGTGGAAGTGAAAGAGGGGAGTTGTCTAGTGCACAGGATAGTTCTGAGTGGAAGGATTATGTACAAACAAGACGAGAAGATTATGCAGAACCTATTCTTGTTCGGGTTCTTGTAGATAGATTAATTGAATTAGGCATATTACCAACTCCTGTAAATAATTATGATGTTAAATGGAATGATCTATACTCTTTGAGTGAGAAGGCAAGAGTAGAGATTGGTAAAGGAAGAGCTAATTCATTAAGGGAATATACATATAATCCGATTGCTCAGGAAATTATACCACCTAAGGTATTTTATCAGGAGTTTCTGGGCTTCTCAAAAGAACAGATTACTTTGACGGAAGCAATGAGGGATGAAATGATATCGGAAGACGATTTATATAGTACAATCAAAGATAGTGTAGATAAATTAAATGAACCTGCTCCAACACCAGTTGCTGCGGGTAAACCTGTTATAAAGAAAACAACGAAGAAACCAGTAAAGAAATAATATAGTGGAAGAGATTAAAACATATACTGAAGCTTTTCGTAAACATTACGATCCTACGCATACAACGGCGTTAAGGAATGCGTATGCTAAAAATATGAAAAGTCGTTTCATAGAATTAGCCTATGCTATAAAGGTGGGTGTTGGTAAGAATGATTGTTTTGGATTAAAAGAACAAAATTTACATTCATTACAAATGACTATACCTCCAAAGGGAGCATTTGCATTTCCTAGGAGTCAAGATAAACTTGTTAAATTTATGGAGTGGTTACAAAAACAAGTTGATGCAGGTATATTAACTGTTAAACAATTAGAACAGGTAGGAACAAGTGTTGAAGCGATGTGGCAGAATTTGTATTTGTTTGATTCCTATAAACGTGGTGTAATACGTGCTCGTTATGAAATGATAAGAGCAGGAATGGCTATTCCAAGTATAGAGGATACTGGAGGAATTTTTATGGTTTTAGGTTTACCCTTCCATATAGAAAGACTTGGTTTAATTTATACTCGTGTTTTTACCGACTTAAAAGGAATCACGGATGCGATGGATTCTATTATAAGTAGAATTTTAGCACAGGGATTGGCAGACGGGGATAGTCCTGCCTTATTAGCAAGGAAACTTGTGGCGGCAATTAACGGTGAAGGTTTAGGAGATTTAGGGTTAACGGATACATTAGGACGTACAATTTCTCCTTTGAGGAGAGCCGAGCTTTTAGCCCGCACAGAGATAATAAGAGCACATCATTTGGCGATGATAAATGAATATCGTAATTGGGGATTAGAAGGAATTACAGTAATGGGAGAATGGCGTACGGCAGGTGATGATAGGGTTTGTCCTAATTGTGCTCAGTTAGAGGGTAGGATATTTACATTAGACGAGATAGAACCTATGATCCCTCTCCATCCATTGTGTCGCTGTATAGCATTACCATATATAGAGGAATTAAATAAATTAGTAAATTAGGAGGATTAATTATGACAAGAACCAAAGGTGTAGTGGAAACACAACTCCACATTAATATTACGGCTTCCAATTATCAACTGACAAAGAAAAAATTGGAGGGTAGGGATTACTTGGTATTTCCTGTAACCATGATGGTAGAGGGTGTACACAATGGTAATCAAGGACCTATATTGCATCCCATTAATGAATTAGGAAAGGTTCCTGCTGCTTGGAATGGTATTCCAATAGTAGTTAATCATCCAGAGAAAGATGGTGTAGCAATTTCAGCAAACATTCCAGAGGTTTTGGAAGAGAGTGCTGTTGGAAAGATTTTTAGTACAAATGTAGATGGTACTAAATTGAAAGCTAAAGCGTGGTTGGATGTATTAAAAGCAACCGACCTATGCCCTGAGACACTTGAGGATTTAAAAGAAGGCAATCCTATCGAGGTTAGCGTCGGGGTATTTACAGATTACGAAGAGGAAGAAGGAGATTGGAATGGTGAGGCTTATTCTAAAGTAGCTATCAATCACAGACCAGACCATTTAGCTTTACTTCCAGATTCTACGGGTGCTTGTTCCCTTGCTGATGGTTGTGGTTGTGGATTCAGTGTAAATAAAGAAGGTGAAGCAATTATCAAAGATAAACAATTACCAATTGTATTACACGCTTTAAATAAATTAGGGTATTATATTCATCAGTTGGAGGAGGATGAGGAGAAGGAAACTGGG